ACAAATAATATTAACTAACAAACATTTTTAAAAAATGGCAACTACAACATCAATTACTACAACTTACGCAGGTGAGTTCGCAGGTAAATACATCGCTGCTGCTTTGTTATCTGCACCAACATTGGACAAAGGTGGAATCACTATCGTTCCTAATGTAAAATACAAACAAGTTATCAAACGTGTAGCTACTGACGGAATCGTTAAAGACGCTACTTGTGACTTTGATGCTACATCAACAATCACGTTGACTGAGAAAATCCTTCAACCTGAAGAATTCCAAGTTAACTTACAATTGTGTAAAAAAGATTTCGTTTCTGATTGGGAAGCAATTTCTATGGGTTACTCTGCATTCGAAGTGATGCCGAAAAACTTTACAGACTTCTTATTAGCACATGCTGCTGAGAAAGTTGCTGCTGCAATGGAAACATCTATTTGGACAGGAGCTAACGCAACTGCAGGTCAGTTCGCAGGTTTGATGACACAATTGACAACAGATGCTACTTTGCCATCAGGTCAAGAGGTTGCAGGTACTACAGTTACTGCTGCTAACGTTATCACTGAGTTAGGTAAAGTTGTTGACGCTTGTCCTGCTGCTATCTACGGAAAAGAAGACTTAACATTGTATGTATCTAACAACATCTACCGTGCTTATGTACGTGCTTTGGGTGGATTCGGTGCTTCAGGTTTAGGTGCTAATGGTTACGACAACAAAGGAACAAACCAAACTTTAGGTGATGTTTACTTTGATGGCGTTCGTGTATTCATGGCAAACGGATTGGCTGCTAACACTGCGTTACTTGCACAAAAATCTAACTTGTACTTTGCGACAGGACTTTTAAATGATATGAATGAAGTGTCTGTCCTAGACCTCGCTCAAATTGACGGTTCGCAAAATATTCGTGTAGTTATGCGATTTACTGCAGACGCGAAATATGGTTTTGCATCAGACGTAGTTACTTACGGAATCACAAACTCTGCTAACTAATATTAACAGACAATAATTGAAAGGGGAGGTCAAATGCCTTCCCTTTTTTGTTTAACTTAAAAAATATATAAAAATGGCTTGTGATATCTCAAATGGCAGATTAGAAGTATGTAAAGACGCAGTAGGTGGAATTGACGCAATCTACTTCATCAACTTCGGAGATTACTCTTATCCTGCTGACATTACCTATACAACAGGTACAGACACAATTGATGCAATTGCTAACGTAACTTCATTGTACAAATACGAATTGAAAGGAACTAACTCTTTCGATCAAGTAATCACGTCTTCTCGTGAGAACGGAACTTCATTCGTAGAGCAAACGTTATCAGTAGTATTGAAAAAACAAGATGCTGCTACACACAAAACAGTTAAATTGTTATCTTATGGAAGACCTAACATCGTAGTGAAAACACGTAACAACCAATTCTTCCTTGCAGGTTTGGAGCATGGAATGGAATTAACTACTGCTAACGTAGCAAGTGGGACTGCAATGGGTGACTTGAACGGTTACACGTTAACATTCGTAGGAACAGAAAAATTGTTAGCTAACTTATTAGATGCTACATCTGAAGCAGACTTAGTAGGTTCAGTTGGTGACGTATTTGGAGCAACTACAACTATCGTTACTTCATAGTTCTTTTTTCATAGTGATCAGAAGGGGTGGCTTAGGTTACCCCTTTTTTATTTGCAACAAATTCATGCTATTTAAGTTTATAAAGTATGATAGTATTAACGCCTTCTACATCAGCTCAAACTTTTTCGTTTATTCCTCGCTTTGAGAATTACACGACAATGGCAATTACTGACGAACAAACAAACGTAACTACAACAGTTGCTATTACAAGTTCAACTCAAGGTGGCTATGTAAACACGATCACTGCTACTTTTGCACTAGTAGACAATCACACATACACACTTTTACTATCAAACGGATCAACTATCTGTCACAAGGACAAAGTTTTCTGCACAAATCAATCAATCGCAACATTCTCCGTAAATGACGGACAATATACTTCTAATGCCACAACAAACACTTTCATAGTTTATGAGTGATAACGTACACATATTAAGCCTAAGTGCTTACACAACGCCTACGATTCAAGAATCTAAAAAAGATAATTGGGTTGAATTTGGCGAGGACAATAATTACTATTCTTTCCTTATAGATAGATACACGAATTCTACAACGAATAACGCTATTATAAACAATATTAGTCGCTTAGTATACGGAAAAGGATTAAGTGCATTAGATGCGTCTAAAAAGCCTAATGAGTACGCTCAGATGATGGCTTTGTTTAACAAAGATTGCATTCGTAAAATGGTTCTTGATAGAAAGATGTTAGGTCAGTTTGCTATTCAGGTACACTACAATGATAAACACGACAAGATTCTAAAGGCGTATCATATGCCGATTAACTTATTACGTGCAGAGAAATGTAATAAAGACGGAGAAATTACGGGATATTACTATTCTGATGATTGGACAGACGTTAAGAATTTTGCTCCTGTGCGTTACTCAGCTTTTGGAACATCTAAAGACAAGGTAGAAATCTTGTTTTCTAAGCCTTACGCAGTCGGAATGAAATACTATTCTTATCCGGACTATCAAGGTTCAGTTCCATACGCACTTTTAGAAGAAGAAATAGCAGATTACTTGATCAACGAAGTACAAAACGGATTCTCAGGAACTAAGGTAGTAAACTTCAACAACGGAGTTCCTACTGAAGAGCAGCAGTCAATGATTACTTCTAAAGTAATGAACAAGTTGACAGGTTCACGAGGACAAAAAGTAATCGTAGCATTCAACGACAATACTGAATCTAAAACAACTGTAGACGATATTCCATTAAATGACGCACCTGAGCATTACACGTACCTTTCTGAAGAGTGTTTACGTAAGATCATGCTAGGTCACAACGTAACTTCTCCATTGTTATTTGGAGTTGCTAGTTCAAATGGATTCTCAAGTAACGCAGATGAACTTAAAAACTCTGCTATCTTGTTTGATAACATGGTTATTCGTCCAATGCAAGAAGAGTTATTAGACGCATTTGATACAATCTTAGCATTTAACGGAATTGCTCTTAAACTATTCTTCAAAACATTACAACCTTTAGAGTTCACAGACCTTGAAAACACGCAAACAGAAGAACAAGTTGCAGAAGAAACAGGTACTGAATTAAGTTCGCATACAAACGCATTGATTGATTTAGGTGAAGATGCAGACCCTAGTTGGGTTTTAGTAGACGAAAAGCCTGTTGATTACGATAATGACGATTTAGAAAACGAACTATTAAGTCAAGAACCAAAACAAAGCCTTTTAAGCAAAATCTATAATCTCGTTTCTACGGGTGATGCAAGACCAAACATAACAGATAAGCAGGATAAAACAATTGATGGCGTTAAGTTCGTTGTGAGATACAAATACGAAGGTCAAGTGAGTAAGAATCCTCGTGACTTTTGTACTGCAATGGTAAAAGCTAATAAACTTTACAGAAAACAAGACATCCTTAACATGGGAAGTCAAGTTGTTAACGCAGGTTGGGGGCCGAACGGAAGTGATACTTATTCAATTTGGTTATACAAAGGTGGAGGTAACTGTCATCACAGATGGAACAAACAAGTGTATGCGGTTTTTGAAGGTACTGCATTAGACTTACCAAACCAAAGACAAATCGCACAAGCAAAGGCTGCTAAATTTGGCTATAAAATCACGAATCCTGAACTTGTTTCAACGCGTCCTGTTGATATGCCTTACAACGGATTTTTACCAACTAATAAAACTTACGGGAAATAATGGCAGAAGCACTTTTCATAACACGCGAAGACATCGTTAAATTTACTGCATTAAACGGAAACGTAGACACGGATAAGTTTATTCAGTTCGTTAAGATTGCACAGGACATTCACATTCAAAATTACTTAGGAACAAAGTTATTCCAAAAGTTACAAGCTGATATCATCGCAGGAACGCTTACAGGTAACTATCAGACGTTGGTTGTTACATACGTGAAGCCAATGTTGATCCATTGGGGAATGGTGGAATATCTTCCTTTCGCAGCTTACACAATTGCAAACAAAGGAGTTTACAAACACTCGTCTGAGAACTCTGAGAACGTAGATAAAAACGAAGTAGACTATCTATTGGAAAAGGAACGTAACATTGCTCAGAACTACACTCAAAGATTCATTGACTATATGAGTTTTAATCAGCAGTTATTCCCTGAGTACCGTTCGAATAAGAACAACGATGTATTCCCTGATTCAATGAATAACTACACAGGTTGGTATATATGAGAAAACGGATTAAACTAGGTAATTACAAACCTAAAGAAACTAATGTGGAGAAACTTCGTGTTTTTCTAGCTAAACTAAATAAAAACGAAAATGGCAAATAGTAACGGATGGGGAGATGGTGCTGCCAACAACGC